GTTATTTTCTACACTGACAAGGAAAAAGAAGCCCTTGAGCACATTGGAGACGGTTCAATTGCTGAAGGTGCAAGGATTAGCATTCGATGGGCGGCTCACTTTTGGCGTGTAGGTTTGCGCCCTGATTTTGATTTAGACCATGTCGGGATATGTCTTTTTGTAGATGATGAACACGCTGACCAACTCTAAGGCTTAGAAATAGCGATTAAAAGCCATTAGAGGCACTTTTCAGCCATTATTTTGCGCTATCCATCAAAGGGTACATTGTCGGGCTTGCATGGTCTTAAAAAGGGCAATAAAAAACCGCCCGAAGGCGGTTGAATGTTAGTGGTTACTAACTTATGTCAAAGCATCAGCAAGTGCGGTTTTTACCGATTTGCTGACAAAAGGGTCGGACAGCATTTGTTCGGCCTCCTCCTCTGTCAAATATTGATACCCATAAAATTGATAATATTCGTCTGGTTTTTCATCGTGCAAAAGATCAAACCAAACGGCAACGGGAGTGTGCAAATCATTAGTAAAGCTTAATTGAATCATGGTGATACCTTTTCAATGTTATACTTTTGGCGTAACGATGCAATAGCGCAAGCATCTTGCTTTTCTGTCAAAATAAATTGATTATGTGGCGGCTTTTGGTACAAATTGTAGGTTTTTATGCTTGTCAAATGCCATCCAGTTGATTTTCTTTCAAGCTCGATGGTCGTGCCTATCCTAGAATATTTATAGCCATTGGCAACAGCTTTACCCGAATAAGCAATAAATTTAGCATCTATAGCATCCTTTTTCAAAATACCTAGTTTTTCTAGACCTGACTCAGCATCTTGCACAACATCTGCAATTTGTAAATATTTTGTAAAAGTGTGTTCTTTTGATTTTCCATTTACGACTGCAAGTGCAGTCTCAACAGCAATGCATATGCTTGAGGGTAAAAAACACACAATTCCCGCTGGGTCGGAAGTCGTGCTTGTGCTTTTTTCAAATCCAAATTTCAAATTTATACTTTTCATTTTTAACACCTTTCATTTTCTGAGAATAATTTTCAAAATTAGAGCAATTGTGGCGTATATCAAGGGTTTTCCCCTAGAATTAACAAAGCATTTGCTTTGCATTGCTCTACTTGGTCGGCATTTAGCCCTTGGGCTATGCTTTCGGCAAGTTTTGCGGCTTGGGTTGCCCTGTCGTCATCGGTTGCGGTAAGTGCCAAAACAAGGGCTTGGGTTAATGCTTGGGTTTGCGTCATGCCATCACCTTTTGAAATTGTCTAATTTGCCATGAACAGGCATAGTGCCAAGTGCCAAGGGCATCAATAACTGAAGTCAACTCATAAACAGGGAATTCACTCAGGTCTAATTTATTGATATGACAAGAAACAATCTTAGCTACTCTAGCCTTTGAAATATCGCAAAATGTGTTGTCATAAGCCTCTACAAATGCTTTTTGTTCGTCTAATGTCATGTTGTCACCTCTTTGTTAAATTGTTCTACAGTCATGTTTTTGGCATAAAAACTATCGCCTACTCGCTTAAAGCATGAATAAACTGGATAACCCTCTGCATTGTCCCTAGTTGCCTCACCAACCAAAAAAGCACTTCTGGATTGTTTTCTAGGCGGCAAGACCTCTAGCATCTCCCAATACATTTTTTCGGTTGTAGGTATCCATTCGGAAGGGTTAGCGTCCATTGCATCCCAAAGGGGTTGCCATTCAAGTACTGTATTCATGCTGTCACCTCTGATTTTTCAATTGCTTTATTGATTTTGTCGCACAGGTATATAAGGCAACCCGTATATTCTTGAAACACAATGCCGCCACCATATTGTTTATTGTGAAATTTTTTACCGCCTAATGGTTTGGCAATGGATAAGGCAGTTTCATAATCTGTAGAAAACTGCAAAAAGTGGCAAACATGGCGAGGGTTGCCATTTACATCATGCTTAATTTTCGTGAAATCTGTCGGTTTAATCATTTTCAACACCTCTTAAAAAAACAAGGAAAGCCCTTGCAAGCCCTTACATTGTCAAAATGCAAGCCAAAGCCCTAGGGTTTAGGGCAATGGTTTAGATTTTAATTATGCGGTTTCAGTTTCTACAGGTTTAGTTTTTGACCTGTAGCACCATGCGGGCACTTTTGCCATGCCTTGTTCCCTGAATGGCATCATTACCCCTATAAAATGGTCGTCCATGCTTTGAAAGCTAACAAGGCAAGAATCAGTGCCTCTTTGAGTCAAACTAGGCACTTGCCGTTTTCCCCATATTTCCTCTGACATATCAACAAAACGCACCAATAAATCAGGGTTGAATGTAGAGGGTTTTATATCCTCATCTTTGAATACTAGAGGGATAACCCTATCAGTATCAGGAAAACGGGCATCATGCGCTTGAAAACGCACTGTTTCATTGTTTGAAATGCACTCTACTGCTAACCCGTCCACACTGAAATGCAAAAAATCTTCACTTTGTTTTTTTGTGCCTTTGAGCTTGATAAGATGCTCGGTAGGCAAAACGACATTCATAGGTGTATCGGACTGGACGCCATCTATAAATAAACGACCTAAAACATGCCCGTCTGTTGCCTCTATATATGTGCCTCTAAAATCACGGGCAACATTTATGCCTTGTAAGTAATACCGAATGTCCTTTTTTGCGGACAAGTGCAACATTCCCCTAATGTCTTTGCGTCTGATTGTGAATTTCATATTGAAGCCTTTTAAATTGAATGCCTAGGAAAATGCCTAGGTGATAGGACACTGTAAACAATGCCCTATACCCTAGTTTTTAACCCCAGACCCCTATGATTAGCATTAAACACGCAAACCCTGTTAGGCTTACCCATATCACAATTTTGTCGATTGTTTCCATTATTGAGCCCCTACCAATTTACCAGTGCGTCCCTTGGTCCAAGGGTGACTAAAAATTGCACTTGGCGTAAATTCACTAGGAAATAAAATTACATCATGGTATGGGTAAAAATTAGATTTATCATTTTCAGGGGCAAAAATCCAACCACCTAAACCATTATCATGACGATAATTTAATGCATCTTGCAGATTGTTAAAAGTAAAATACTGTTTCATGTTTACACCTATTGAATGAATGACGATTGAATGTAGGATAGTGTGCGACACTACACCATAGGGAATTACCCTAGGTGTAGCATATTTTTACAGTTGTTCAAAGCCTAAACCATAACCCGCATAACCTATTGGCACACTGCCACAAAAATAGGTTTCTAAGTCATAGTCACTGGCAACATGGTATTCACCATTTTCAAAAACGATATAGTAGTCCTCTGCATTTTTTTCCGATAATTGCATGGCATATCGTGCGGATTGTGCAAGTGTAGAAAATGCCATTTTATACCCCTACTTTGTTAGCCCATACAATGCCTGAATCAGTGGCATGGTAAGTGTGGCATTCGGTATCGTGCGTTAAAAAACCACTACGAACCAGTGTATCCATAATGGAATTAAATTGGTTTAATGATGCACCATGCGCCATTAATGCGGTATAAATTACGCCACTAGGCGCACCAATTGAATCAATATTGCATGATTCTATGATTCCTTTGCCTATGCTTTGCAAAGCCTTAATTTGTTGATTAGTCATGTTTAAACACCTATTAAAAAATGATTGATTGAATCCCTAGGAAAATCCCTAGGCATATAACCCTTATAATTTATATAAGGGTTATAGACCTATTGTTTACTGAATTGGACTAGTTTGCGAGATATGAAAAACTGCTACTCTACAAAAAAATTTTTTGTTAGTTTTTTCGTTATCCCTATAAGAAACGCATTTAACTCCCTTTTCACCCTTACGCACTTGTCGCCCAAGGGCTAACCATGCATCATAAGTAAAAACATTTTCTCTAGGGATTATGTCACTAGGGTTGATACCCTTTGCGATAAAGCCTGAAATAATGGCTGGTATGTTAGCCAATGAATCACCATTTTTTGCCCTATTCAGGCTTTCCAGTTGTTGCAGTTGTTTATCCATCATTAACACCTATCAAAAAAACCCTAGGAAAATCCCTAGGTGTTAAGGCACTGATTGACAATGCCTTAAACCCTAGAATTTATACTAGTTCGATTAAATCAAAATAGTGGCGTATACCGTCATTATCTTTAAATGTAGCAGGGTTGATTGCCTCAAGAATCATATCTGCAAGGGTTTCACCCATCGAACCATCGCCTGATTCACTGCCCAAATATATGGCACTACTAGGGATAGATTCATAAGTAGGAAATTGTTTCATATTGAAGCCTTTTAAATGTTCGTCCAACATCGGACATTAAATACTATGCACATACCATGCCAATTTTGAGCTTTCAATAAACACCGCACATAGAATGATAGTGCTCACTAACAGAGTGCACCAAAAAGGTGATGTTAGTAAACACTCTGCACCAATATAGTGTTGTTAGTAAACACTGCGCACCATTTTAGCCCATATAAATATCCTATCAATAATGTGTTATCAATAGTTTGCAGTTTATTGTGCAGTGCAATATATTCCGCATTGTGGAAGGTTCCGCATTATGGTACATAGCCCCTATATGCGAATGATTCTCATTTAGATTTAGCCATTGTCAGTGCTTACTTACTTGTAAATGCGAATGATTCTCATTTGCGCCTGGTGTGAGTGAGTCCTTACTTCGGAGTGAGTGCTCACTTCTATGTGTGTGTGCGCTTACTTGTAAGTGAGTGCTCACCTCTGGTGAGACTTGCGAAGCAAGTGCTCACTTTGATGGGGGGGAGGGGTAGGTGTGGTGTTGTAAATATTTGTGAACCCTCCTCCACACACGAAAAGCAGTATGTAGCGTAAGACACAAACAAATCTGGCTAAATTGTGGAAAGAAGGAATGTTCTGATAAATAAACCCCTAACCCACTTGATGAAGTGAGTTAAGGGATTTGTCAGGATGATGTCCTGTCTTGGTTGCTCAATTCCAAGAATATCTATTGAGATTAGATGGTGAGCCATCTCTTGCCTAACAGAGCCTCAATAGCCACATTGCGTTGTTTGCACCTTGTACCGTCACACATCAGAACGGATTAGTTTTGGCATCCAAGCCAGCACATTCACAATGCAGTCCTCCTGCTCGGTGGGATTGACAATCTTCTGTCCCACAATACTTTGTCAGCCAGAACGTTTCCGTGGACTTTAGGGACTACATCTATCCAAGACTACGACACCTTGAAGACTCGATTTCCTACCCAAAGTTTGCACATAAGCCGATAGACTCTGACAAAGACACCGAAGTGTGCGCCTACTATACAAGAATCTGATTCTCGTGTAAAGTGTGCGCTAACTTCCCATTCTGTTGGACAAAAGATGAATGTTGTAGATGCACTTCCTGATAACCTAAAGAAAAAGAGCAAACCCCGTGGTACAGGAAAGATGACTCTCTCTAAGTACGCAGACAACCCCTCTGCACTCGTCTTACCCAAGACTGAACAACAGAAAATCAAAGAACTCAAAGACCTCCTGATAAACAGTGCTGGTTCTAATGTTGTCATCAAAGCAGTCGAGATTGCCATGAATGATGAACACCCTGCTCAAATGGCGGCACTCAAACTCTGTATGGACAGAATGCTTCCCGTTTCACTATTTGAAAAAGAAGGAAAACAGCGTTCCGCTGTCAACATCACCATCTCAGGCATAGGTGGTGTCACTATTGGGGAAAACCCTGTCATAGATGCAGAAGATGTAGAAAGCAAAGATGTCTGATTTGAACTTCAGTCTCCTCCCTTGGCAACAAGAAGTCTTTACTGATAAAACAAGGTTTAAAGTCATTGCCGCTGGCAGACGATGCGGTAAGTCACGCCTCTCAGCCGTTACCCTCCTGATTGAAGGACTCCAATGTACTGCTGGTTCGGCTGTGCTGTATGTTGCGCCTACCAATGGACAAGCCAGACAGATTATTTGGGATGTCTTGATGGAGTTGGGCAGAGAGGTGATTCAGTCAAGCCACATCAATAACATGGACATCACCCTGATAAACGGAGCAAAAATCTATGTTAGAGGTGCAGATCGCCCAGATACTCTGCGAGGAGTGTCACTCACCTACGCTGTGCTTGACGAGGTTGCCGACATCAAACCCGAGGCTTGGGAACAAGTCATTCGTGCTTCGCTGTCAGACAAAAAAGGTCGGGCAATGTTCATCGGAACTCCCAAAGGTCGTAATTTTTTCTATGACATTTTTAAACTCGGAAAATCAGAAACCGACCCCGATTGGAAAGCATGGCACTTCACCACCAAAGACAACCCCCTGATTGACCCAACTGAGATTGAGTCTGCCAAGAAAACCCTCTCTACCTTTGCTTTCAAGCAAGAGTACATGGCTTCCTTTGACAACGCTGGCTCGGATGTCTTCAAAGAAGAATGGATAAAGTATGGGGAAGAACCTGACTATGGAAGCTACTACATTGCTGTGGACTTGGCTGGATTTGAGGAAGTGGCCAAACAAGCCGCCAATTCCAAGAAAAGACTAGATCAGACTGCTATTTCTGTGGTCAAGGTGACAGACGATGGGAAGTGGTTTGTCAAAGAGATTGCTTATGGTCGGTGGGACATCAGGGAGACAGCCGCCACGATTCTGCTGAAAATGCGTGAATACCGCCCTTTGTCAGTGGGAATTGAGAGGGGTTCGTTAAAAAACGCAGTTTTGCCGTATTTGAGTGACTTAATGCGGAAAAATAATGTATATTCACACATAGTTGACTTAACGCATGGCAACAGGAAAAAGACAGACAGAATTATCTGGAGTCTCCAAGGGCGGTTTGAGCATGGGCGCATTGTGCTGAACTCTGAGGAAGATTGGGATGAATTCAAAGACCAACTTTTGATGTTTCCAGCCCAAGGCGTACATGATGACTTACCCGACTCTTTGTCATACATCGACCAACTTGCTGTCACTTCATACTTCCAAGATGACCAAGAAGATGAGTGGGAGCCTTTAGATGTAATTTCGGGAGTATAAATGGCAACTGGATTATTTGGAGATGTTTTACCTTACATCTACTCTAGAGCAGATGCGCTCAAGCGCACTTTAGGAGATTTTGTCTCCAATCCTATGGCTTCTGCTGAACAAGTAGTAAACAATGCAAATGATCGTGCAAGAAGATTAAATCAGTTACAAACACAAGTTGCCTCTCAAGGAATGACTGGTCTAACAAGCCCTGAAGGTCAACAGTTATCAAATATTTACACTGACGCATACAACCCAGTTGGTATGCTTCTTGGCAAGTCGGCAACAGGTATGAAGCCACTTGTTGACCAAGCGAACTTACTTGCTAGGCAAGGAGTTCCTGATTACAAAATTACAGAAATAACTGGTCTTGAACGAGTCCCAATGGGTCAAGGTCTTATGCCTGAATGGGGAAAACAAATTTCTGATGTAGGTGTTGTAATCAAACAAGATGTTTTAGAAAGACTAAAAACACCGATACAAAAAAATATAAGTTATGGTAGGCAAACTCCAGTAGAAAACATAACAATAGGGGACTTGTTAGATCATCCAGAATTGTTTAATGCTTATCCAGAGTTAAAAAATATTCCAGCAGAAAAAGTTTCAGGGATGATGTTTGGAACAGAAGCATATTACGACCCAAAAAGCAATATTGTTGGGTTAAAAGGATTAAACCAATACATGATGGACAAAGTTGATAAACAACTTGTAGATACAACAAGTTCTTTATTACATGAATTACAACACGCTGTTCAAACAATTGAAGGATTCCCTAGAGGTGGAAATACTAGAGAATTTATGAAAAAATCAACTGAAAGAGTTGAGCAAGAATTAAGAAAGGTCGATGATATATTTGCAACCAAAGCGTCAAATTTAACTAAACTCAAAGTCACATCAAGTGATTTGAAAAATATAGTTGATTTTAGCAAAGGAAGAACTCGTTACTTATCTGATAAACAAATAGATGTTTTTTCAAATCCAGACATGGTTGATATTTTTCAAAATTACATGAAATACCAAGGATTGCGTGATAAGGTTAAAGCAAGAGAAAAAGAAGTTTTTTCTAATTACAAATCTTTGGCTGGAGAGGCTCAGGCTAGAGCAACTCAAAAACAATATGAAACTGGAAAAATGACTGTGCCATTAACAGAATCTTACGATGTGCCAGTAGAATCACTGATATATCGTGACCCTTTTGGAAGCACAACAAGGTAACACTATGGCAACAAAAAAATTAGACAAAGACGAATACTATCAACCCACTGAGGCTGATAAGGAGTTGACTTCGTTTATCACCGACCATTGTGATCGGTGGAGAGATTACAGAAACACAAACTTCTTACCATCTTATTTAGAGTACGAGCGTATCTTCCGAGGCGAGTGGGCATCTGAGGACAAGACCCGTGAGTCTGAGCGTAGCCGTATCGTTACCCCTGCCACCCAACAAGCAGTTGAGACACGCCATGCCGAAATCATGGAAGCTATCTTTGGTCAAGGCGAGTTCTTTGACATTGAAGACAACATCCGAGATGTCAACGGCAACCCCATTGACATTGAGTTAATCAAAGTTCAACTGAATGAAGACTTCAAGAAAGACAAAATCAGAAAAGCTATTGACCAGATCGAATTGATGGCTGAAATCTATGGAACAGGCATAGGTGAGATTATTGTCAAAACTGAAAAAGAGTATGTCCCTGCCACCCAACCCATCCCCAATATGCAAGGACAGGCGGCAATTGGAGTCATGGAAAGAGACAGGATTGCAGTCAAAATCATGCCTGTCAATCCCAAGAACTTCCTCTTTGACCCCAACGGTACTTCCATTGATGACTGCATGGGCGTGGCTATTGAGAAGTATGTCTCAATACACAAGGTTGTTGAAGGTATTGAGAAGGGCATCTACCGCAAAGTAGACATCACGCCCACCTACGAAGACACCGATCTTGAACCTACCCAAGAAGTATCGCAGTACCAAGATGAGAAGGTACTTTTGCTGACCTACTACGGTCTTGTCCCCCGTGAGTATTTGAACAACTTAGAAGAAAACAAAGACATTGTTGAGTTGTTTCCTGACAATTCCTATGCCGAGGACTACACCGACATGGTTGAAGCCATTGTTGTGATTGCCAACGATGGTTTATTACTCAAGGCTGAGGAAAACCCTTACATGATGAAAGACAGACCTATTCTGTCTTACCAAGATGACACAGTTCCTAACCGTCTTTTGGGTCGTGGCACGGTGGAAAAAGCATTCAATATGCAAAAAGCCATTGATGCACAGACCCGTAGTCACTTAGATTCACTGGCACTGACCACTTCCCCTATGATTGCTATGGATGCAACTCGTTTGCCAAGGGGTATGAAGTTTGAGATCAAGCCCGGAAAAGCAATTCTTACCAATGGCGCACCGTCAGAGATTCTTTATCCATTCAAGTTTGGTCAAAGTGACCCCAACAACCTAGCAACTGCCAAAGAATTTGAGCGTATGTTGTTGCAAGCCACTGGAACTCTAGACTCTCAGGGCATGGTAAGCCAATCTGCTCGTGATGGTGGCGGTATGTCGATGGCAGTAGCCTCCATCATCAAGAAATACAAGCGTACTTTGGTGAATTTCCAAGAAGATTTCTTGATTCCATTCATCAAAAAGGCGGCTTTCCGCTATATGCAGTTTGACCCAGAGCGTTATCCCTCTGTGGACATGAATTTTGT